ATTTGATGCATCTGAAGTTATTGAAGTGATGTTTGTGAGATCATTGTCTAAATTCAAAGTGATTGTGTCAGGTTCCGCACCTGCTGTGTTGATGTTTGATCCGCCTGTGAACTGTAGGGTGTTTCCTGTCGCCACAGTGATCTGTGTTGAGTCATCTCCTGCTACCTTGAGGCTAAATCCACCGCCCACTTGTGTGTCTACATAATTTTTTGTTGCGGCGTGATCTGTTTCTGTTGGATCTGCCAATCTCAGTTTGCCTGGTGTGATGTTTGTTATGGCCGAAACTGATGCATCATGTGTTGTCGCACCTACAACGAATTCAGATTGATCCGCATCATAGTAGAAAAGTTGGTTGTTTGAACTTCCTTGATTGAACAGTATCCCTGAATCTTCCGTGCCTGCCGTCGAGTTGTTCCTGTTTACTTCGATGAACTGATCTTCTATCGTCAGTGTCTGTGAGTCAACTGTGGTCTGTGTTCCTGCGACGGTGAGATCTCCTGGAATCCTGACGTATCTCGCATCAAGTTGTATGGTGTTTGAGCCTGATCCTGAATCGTATCCAGCACCCGCTTTCACTGTGTAATCACCTGATGTCCGTAGAGTCTTTGCCATTTGCTATTATTTATGTTGTGAATGGGGGAGCGTGTGACTCCCCCATAAAAGCACGTTAACTGTATTAGATTGTGTCGATTTGACCCACGTCGTCTGAACCTGCACCTTCATCAGCACCCTCTGAGCTCAATGAGTACTTCGTTGAACCTGTCACGCTACCTGCTGTAACGTAGTGTACTGTGTTGTTGAAGATCTTACTCGCGTAAGCAACCGTTGAGTCATCCAAGATGATCTGCACACAGAATTCACCGTTAGTCAGTGATCCCGGCGCTTTCGCTGTCAAGGTCAACACCTGTGTCAATCTTGTTGATCCATCCGCAGATAAGAAGTTCACTTTGAACTGCTTACTTGATCTCTGTGAAACGATGTAGTTGCCTGATGCAGTTGATACCGCTTCAGCACCTGATCCGTCTGGTTGAGTTGTTCCTGTGGCGAACGCACCAGTGACTTCGAAGTCTCCTGCTGAGTTACCAAATCTACTTTTCTTTACTGGTCTTCCCATTTGTTTTCTCCTTTAAAGGAGTCCAATGCCAGTTCTCCTGGCTACGCGGTTTTATCCGCATAAGTCTCCTGCCAGATGCAAGAGCACGTTTGAACTGTGTGTATTTACCAGATTTTAGGATGTGTAAACTGCAAAGAAAAAGGGCGATGTGATACAATCCAAAATTTTAATCACACCACCCTTAAGGTTTTACGTATTTCTAGATTTTTATATTATTTTCTGTTGTAGATATGATATAAAATCCAAACTGCAACTAGTCCGATCAAACCTTGATCTGAGAATCCTTGCAGTACGCCCTGGACGTTTCCGATTACAGAAACGTTTGGCCAGAACGGAATACCTTGACCGCTGAAAAGGATTTCCAAAACGATTCCCAATGCTATGAGTGAAACACCCACATCGGCTAATCCTTTTGCCCATCCTTTAACTTGGTTCATGATATCCATAGTTGGACCTCCCTTGTTAAGAGTTCTGTGTAGAACTCGCAATTATTTAGAAGTCTGGCACAACTATAAAACTAGCACATTTGGTCTGCGACTGGTACGAGTATGGAAAAAGATTGATAACTGTGTGGTTAATGATCTGTCAGTCACAAAAAAAGGGCGACATTTCTGCCGCCCTTTTTGAAATAAAAATAAACCTTGGCTTATTTGAATTTTAAGTTTGTTCCGCTGTTCATTCCTACTAATCCTACGTAGTCTGCCGCGTTACCTAGTGAAGATGCAGTGTTCGTTAATTCAACGTAACCGTATCTTGTTAGGAAACCAACAACTGGTTCGAATGTAGCCGGATCTAGTACAACACCAGAAGACATTAAAGGAATGTAAGGACAATAGAACGCTGGTGCGTCTGCCTCACTTGCTCCTTTGTAACCAACTAGTACGTCTGTACCGTCTGAAGCGTAAGCGTCAACGTATACTCTCATTGCACCGTTTAGTGTACCAACGAATTTAGTGTTAGTAGGTGCTTCAAAAGTACCTTCAGTTGTTCTTGCGAACGCTGAAGTTGATGCTGATTGAAGAACTGTAAGAGCAGTTGGAGAAACTACAGCGTAGTTTCCAGCGCCTCTTCTTGTTCTTGTAGCGATTTGGTTAGCAACTCTGTTGATAAGAACAGCCAATGCCGCGTGTTCATCACCTACGAATGTTGCAGTACCTGACACAGCCGCTTGGTCAAAAGTCTCAGAAGCCGAACCGGCTAATGTTCTTAATGAACCAATTACTTCTTGGTCGATCTCAGCAGTAATCTCTTGAGCTAACGCCGCCATGATTTCCGCTTCTACATCGATACCTTGCTGTGCTTGAGCATCTTGAGCCGCTTCAAAAGTCCATCTAGCACTTAATTTTCTAGATTTCGCTTCAACCGGTTGTTTCAAGATCTGGATTGATAATCTCTTACCAGGTGTTCCCTCTAAAGAAGCAGTTGATGCCGCTTTTGGAGTAGAGTTGTTCTGGTTACCAGAGTATGCTTTCGCAATTTTGAATGGAGATAATGCTTCTTCACCTGCAGTCGTGTTTGACGCAACTGTGTCTGCATATCTTATTCTTAGTGTGTGGATCTGACCAACTGGACCAGTCATTGGTTGTACACCAACGATCTCGTTCGCAATAACAGTAGGCATTACCCTTCTGATTACTGGTAGGATCACTCTGTTTAACGTAGCAACGTTACCTGCAGATGTGGCACCAGCAGTAGATTGCTCTGCTAAGTATCTTTTAGTGTTTTCTAACACTACATCCATAGTTTTTTTCTTGTTGCCTGCTAAACCTTCTGTAAGAGCGGCTTTAGTTTCGCCCCATTTTGATTCAAATATATCTGACATTTGTAATCTTCCTTTAGTTTAGTTAATTATATACCCGCTAACTTACGGATATTTGTTAAGTCAGCATCTTCCCTTTGTGCTCTGTCGCCGCCTGACTCGGAAAGCACTTTCGCACCCTCTCTTGTCACAGCCTTGTCAGCCATCACGTGTGGTAGATACTTGTTGAACGAAGCCTCAAGTTTGTCTGTTTGAACTGATTCCAACAGTTGACTCATTACTTCACTCTTGTCTTTGCCCAATGGTTTGAGCATCTCAGCCATCTTTTCCTTACGTTCCATCAAGTCAGCCTGTCTTTTGGACTCGGCCTCTTTTGACTCAATCACCGCTTGTTTCTCTTCGATAGCCTTCTCCGCGTCTTTCAACTTCATAGTTGTTTCATCAACTACTTTCATTAACTTCGCAGTCTCAGATTTCTCATTTAAGTAAGAATTCTGGTACTCAGAAGCAAACGCTTCGAATATTTTCTTGCCGAAGTTGACAGTTCTCGCCGCTGTGATATCTTCCTTAAGAGATTTTAACTCTTCAGCAAGTTTTTTGTTTACAGCAGACTCTACAACTTTAGCAGATCTTGTTATGAAAGCCTCTTTCATCTTGGCCATTTGTTTTTTGGCTTCGGCTACTAGTTTGACTTTCGTTTCCACAACGCCTTTTTTGTCTTCATGGAACTCTTTGATTTCTTTTGCAAGAGCGTTTACTACGAACTCTTCCATTTTCTTGAAGTTTTCATGAACACCTTTTCTGTCGCTGTGTAGTTCTTTTAACTCCTCGTTTAATTTAGAAAGGATAAAACTTTCTAATTTAGCAGAGTGTTTGCCCACGTTTTCTTTGTAAGCAATTTTTTCTTGTGCAAGTGCTTTTCTGTCCTCAACAAACTTTGTGATCTCTTCAGATAACTTCTCGTTCATCATGGTATCGATAGCCTCGATCATGTTTGCTTTATCGTGTTCGTATCTTTTAGCAAACTCTTCTCTCAACTCAGCACCTACTTGTTCTTTGTTTTCTTTGATTTTCAAGTCCCAAGCCTCTTGGATGCCTTTTTGTACATCTTCAGAGATCGCTCCAGACTCTACTAATTTTGATATTGCGTCTATCATGTTATTTCAGGTCCTTTATTATGTTTGTTAGTGCCTCTTTCAGGAACTTTTGTGCTTTTGGGTCATTTCTAACTTCAGCCGCCAAACCTTTTGCCATGTTACCACCTTTGGTGTTCATCTGGTGTTCGTAAATTGGCGTAGGGTAAGCACCCGGTGCCGAAGGTTGGGCCACAACATCTACTGTGATGATCTCGAAGTCTGAAACTTCACCGCTTCCGTATTCGTTCATGTTACCTGAACCCCTACTTGAAACTCCTAGTTTCACACCTGATTCCAACATAGTCTTGACAAGTTGACCCATTGGTGTTGGTAAGATTTTCATCTTACCGTATCCATTTGGACCGTCCATCCACATCTCAGTGATCATATGTGATACACGATCCAAATTAATCTTTAAATCATCTGGATGATCCACTTCACCTAACACAGAGTATCCAGAACTTATCTGATCATTCAGTGTTTTCGTTGCTTTCGCAATTTCCTGCACTGGATAGATCCTTTGATTTGCGTTCTTGATCCCACCTTGAATACAGATACCTTTCATGTACAAATCTTTGCCGTCTTTTCCTTCGTGCAAAACCTGTACTCTGGCCTGATCAAATGTTAGATTCTCTCTTAGGTATAGTGCTGACATCCGATGTCCTCCGTTAAATCAACAATTACTTTGTAGCAATTGGTGATTTTGCAGATTTGTCTGAACCATCCGCGGTGTTAGCCTTCTGCGCCTTCATTGCAGGTGCTTTGTCTTTACCTGGAGTGTTCGCGAACTCGCCCATCTTCTGTGCAGTTGGAGCCGGTCTTCCGTTGTCGTCTGCTCCGCCTTTGGCAATGTTGTCACCACCTTTTGGCATTTTGTTTCCTGCATCTTTTACTGGAGATTTCGCTGACTTGTCTGAATGGTCTGCGTTGTCGGCTGACTTCTGGATCTTGTACTCGTCCATTTTCGCTTTTTTCATGTCATCCTTCTTCGCTTCCATTTCAACTTCTGGAGTTGGCTCTAAAGATTCTTCTTTGTCCATGTCACCCATGTCCTCGGCGTCATCTTTTTTGCCCATCATTGCTTCGAATTCTGCTTTTAATTCATCTAAAGCGTCTTCCAAGTCAACAACTCTGTCTTCCATGTCTTCTTCACCTTTGTCAGCGTCCATGTCTGCTGGCATTTCTTCGCCGTTGTCTGCATCCATTTCGCCTTCTTCTTCGGAAGAGATGTCTTTAACCAATTCGTCAGTTGCGTCACCGCCTACTTCTTCGATTGATTCTTCTTCAGTTGT